AGCACTTGATAAGTATATTGACTATGACAAGATGTTCGAGAAAACATTCCTTGACCCATTAACACCCATTCTGGACGCAGTCGGATGGACGGCTGAACCCCAAGCAACACTGGAGGACTTCTTTGGGTAATGGACTACGAAGCATTTGTATATCTTTGGTTTGATTCTAAGAATCGTAAATTCTACCTTGGATATCATAAAGGTCATGAAGATGACTCGTATACTCACTCATCAACGGTGCTGGAATCTTTTTCTAAAACCGCAGTACCTTCTCATATGCGAAGACGGATTCTTGCGAGAGGTTCTGATGAAGAGATGCGGCAATTAGAAAAAGATTTGCTCGACAATCGTAAAGAAAGGTGTTGGGACAAATATTATAATGTGATTGCGGCATTTCCCCCTCCCCCTAGATATGGGGAAGATAATAATCTCTATGTTCATGGAAAGTGGGGGACAGCGGAGTATCACCGAGAGAAAAGCGCGCTCTGGTACGCAGAGAATCGTGAGGCGATACGAGAGCAACAACAAATTTATCGTGAAGAGAATCGTGAGAAGATACGAGAGAATGATCGAAAGTATCAAAGAAAGTATCGTGAAAAGAATCCTGAGAAGATACGAGAGAATGATCGAGTGCGGAAACGAAAATATCGTGAAGAGAATCGTGAGAAGATACGAGAGAATGACCGAAAGAATTATCATAGAAAGAAAGCAGAGAAAATGGGAACATCAACATTGGATGACTTCTTCGGAAATTAGTACTTGACAAACCCTGCCCGGCCTGTTACTATACACACAATGAAATATTCTCTTACAATATTCAAGAACACGTTTGACAACCAGACTCACCGGAGGATGGAGTTCGATACGTGGGATACGTTTGAGAACTTACTTTATGAACTATCCCAAAAGGAGGGTAGAAAAGGTGGAAGTAATTCTTCTGTGCTTATTAGTCCTGCTACTTATCATGCCGATACTACAAGGTCTAATAAAAGTGTTGCTCTATGGGGCGGTTGGGCTTGCCTTGATGTCGATAGTTATATGGTACGGAGTGATAGTGTTCTAACACCTGTCGAGTGCCTACAACGGGAACTACAAGAGAAGTTTGGTCGGTTCTACTATGTGTGTTACAATACCGCATCGTCTACCTACGAGCAACCCAAGTTCCGTCTAGTGTTCCCTTTGACTCGTACTGTCGAGAGTAAAGATCTGGCACACTTCTGGTTTGCCATGAACAAGCAGTTCGATGAACTTGGTGACAAGCAGACCAAAGACCTGTCCCGTATGTACTATGTCCCCGCACAGTATCCAGACGCATACAGTTTCATCTTCACTAATGATGGGGTCAAACTAGACCCTGATATGTTGATGAACAAGTATTCGTTTGTTGAACCGCAAGGTAAGACATTCATGGACAGACTGCCACCTGAGTTGCAGAAGGCCGTGATCGAACATCGTAAGAACTCACTGGACAATACCGATATCACTTGGACATCATATCATGACTGCCCCTTCTTCCCCAAACGACTCACACTTGAGTATCGTGCAATCACTGGTACTGGTTGGTATCATAAGATGTACCAGATCATGATTGCTATCGCGGGTAATGCCGTCTCCAAAGGTTACCCTATTACTGCGGGTCAGATTTCTCAGATGTGTAGTCAGTTGGATATGGAGACTGGTAACTGGTATGAAAACAGACCCCTAGATAAAGAGGCGGATAGGGCATTGGAATACATTTACAGGAACGGATAATGAGAATACTAGTCACGGGTGCGGCAGGATTTATTGGCACTCACCTTATGGCATCACTGAGGGATGATGGTTTTGATGTTGTAGGTATAGACAACTTCAACGACTTCTATGATCCTAGTCTAAAAAAGGAACGAGTCATATCACATGGTAATCATGTATTTCCGTGTGACCTAAAGAACTTTAACGATCTAGATGGTGCATTTGGTGCTATTCGTCCCGACATCGTCATGCACCTTGCTGCTCGTGCGAATGTACGAGACTCTTTTGGTAAAGAGGTTATCTACCATAAAGACAACATTGATGCTACTCAGAACCTGATCCAAGTCTGCAAGATGTATGATGTACAGAAGGTGATATATGCATCTACCAGTTCAGTCTATGGTGGTACACCTATTCCTAAAACTGGGTGGATTGAGAGTGAGGTGACTGGACACCAGTTGAATGCCTATGCCTACACCAAGTACATCAATGAATGTCAGTTCAACATCTCTGGTTTGTACAATGTGGGTCTTCGATTCTTTACCGTCTATGGCCCGTGGGGTAGACCTGATATGGCGTTGTTCCAGTTTACTGATGCGATTGTCAAGGGTGAACCTATTGAGGCATACAACTACGGTAAGATGAAACGAGACTTTACCTATATTGGGGATATCATTGAGGGTATCAAACTTGCAATGTTCTCCAATACAGAAAACAATTCTATCTACAATATAGGTAGAGGTAAACAAGTTCAACTGATGCATTTTATTAAGTGCATAAGTAAGGAACTAGGAAGAGAGGCAGATGTAGTTCTCGCGCCTCGACATCCTGCTGACACTCTTGAAACATGGAGTAATACAACAAAAATTAGAGAACTAGGGTATGAACCCAAAGTGGATATTGAACAGGGTGTTGGTGCCTTTGTTCGATGGTACAAAGAATATTACGGAGTAAAATAATGGCCGATGATGGTATGAGAAATATGAATCCTGATGGAACTGTGCAGGAGGTGATGGGTAAACTAAAGATTGGTATTGTAGGCCATGGGTTTGTTGGTGGTGCAGTGGACTATGCATTTACTCACCCTGAGATCGAGAAGTTCTATGTTGACCCCAAGTACAACACAACTATTGATGATTTGATTGAATGGGCCCCACATGTTTCTTTCATATGTGCGCCTACACCTATGGCAGATAGTGGGTTCGTTGATGCCTCTATTGTAGAGGATGCTGCACTTAAACTTATCGAACATACTGAAGGTGGTGTTGTTATCAAGTCAACAATCACACCGGACATTGTTGATAGACTTTACAACTCACTGTTTGAGGATGATCTGAAACGATTGACTATCAACCCTGAGTTCTTGACTGAATCAAATGCTAAGGAACAGTTCGTCAACGCTGAGTATCATGTTCTTGGTGGTCATCCTGATGCCTGTCAAGGTGTCGCACAGTTATATGATGTATACAGTCTATGTAACGCGACTGAATTTCTTTTCTGTTCAGGGCCCGAGGCGGCATATATTAAATATGGTGTGAACTCGTATCTTGCTATGAAAGTAACATTCTTCAATCAACTATATGATTCACTTCAGAACTTCGGTTGTAACTATCCTACGGTTGCCAAGGCAATTGGTCGTGATAAGAGGATCGGCATAGGTCATACTCGTGTTCCTGGCTACGATAGCAAACGTGGATTTGGTGGTGCGTGTTTCCCCAAGGATACGAAAGCGTTCACAATCTTCGATAAAGACTTGACATTGATTGATAAATGTGTTAAAATAAACAACGATTATCGCAAACAATATGACCTAGATGAAAGAGAGGAATCAAACAATGTCGATTATGGACAAACTGAAGAAAAACAGTAAGATTAAAACCACTGAGGTTTTGGATCGGAGTAAGTTTTTTACAGAACAAGATATGGTGCCAACCGATGTTCCAATGGTGAATGTCGCGTTGAGCGGAAGTATTGACGGTGGTGTCACGCCTGGCCTAACAGTTCTTGCTGGGCCTTCCAAGCACTTTAAGACTTCATTTGCCCTGCTAATGGCGGGTGCTTATTTGAAGGCTAAGAAAGATGCAGTTATGCTGTTTTATGATAGTGAGTTTGGTAGTCCCCAATCTTACTTTGAACAGTTTGGAATTGACACCAGCAGGGTGTTGCATACGCCCATTGCCAATGTCGAGGAACTCAAGATTGATCTAATCAATCAACTTGAAGAACTTGACCGGAGCGATGACGTTATTATCGTTATTGATTCGATTGGTAATCTCGCATCCAAGAAGGAATTGGAGGATGCACTCAACGAGAAGTCTGTGGCAGATATGTCCCGTGCTAAAGCGTTAAAGGGTTTGTTCAGAATGTGCACTCCGTACTTGACTATGAAGAACATTCCCATGCTTGCCGTCAACCACACTTATAAAGAAATCGGTCTCTTTCCCAAAGATATCGTAGGTGGAGGTACTGGTATTTACTACAGTGCTGATAACATCTGGATTCTAGGAAGACAACAAGACAAAGTCGGTACTGAGATCAAAGGGTATCACTTCGTCATCAATGTGGAGAAGTCTCGTTATGTTAAAGAGAAATCTAAGATCCCTATCTCAGTTTCTTGGGAAGGTGGTGTACAACGTTATTCTGGGCTTCTGGACGTTGCTCTTGTTGGTAACTATTGTACTAAACCTTCCAATGGTTGGTACGCTCGTGTTGATCGGAAAACTGGAGAGATACTTGAACCTAAAGTACGGTTAGCAGATACACTCAAAGAAGAGTTCTGGGCACCTATCTTTGCGGAGACAGACTTTGCTGATTTCTTGAAATCACAATACTCTATCGGTCTAGCACAAAAGGTTGATATGGAAGAAATTGCCAATGTCGAATGATATTGATGACATGCTCAGTGAACATGTCCACTATGAGATCATCCCTTCCGATGACATTCATGGTTGGAATATTAGACTACTGGAGGAGTACCCTGAAACGGTTATCTCCTTCGGTACCATTTCATTTGACGCGATTGATGAGGATGATGGACACATCACCTTCAACTTCACTATTGTTTCCACCCCAGACGCAGATTTAACAACAGAAGACTTGACATTTCAAGCATATGTTGGTAGAATACTGGGTGCGGTGATAGAACTGTCTATCACCGAAGGAACAATGATTGCACGGGATGAGAAGACAAATCAACTCCTTGCTACCGAAGATACATTAGAGGACTTACATGCAGAATATCAACTTGGAGCAGACGGTACTACGGAACCTTCTAACCAATGAACCCTATATGCGGAAGGTTCTTCCGTTCATAACACCCGACTACTTTGACGGGGTCTATAAAGGACTCTTCAAAGAAGTTACTAAGTTTGTCGCGAAGTACAACAAACTACCGAGTCTTGAAGCATTCAAGATTGAGATCGATGAGAATCAATCTCTGAGTGAAGACAACTATCGTGTTGCAGTAGATCTTCTGCCAAACATCTTTACAGCAGAACCTGAGAACCTTGAGTGGTTGGTTGAACGCACCGAGAAATGGTGTCAGGATCGTGCAGTCTACAATGCAGTCATGGAGTCTATCAATATCATTGATGGGAAACATGCGACTATGCAGAAGAATGCAATTCCTGATGTATTGAGTAAGGCACTGGGTGTGACCTTCGACACTAACATTGGTCACGACTATCTTGAGAATGTTGATAGTCGGTATGACTTCTATCATGAACAAGAAGAGAGAATACCATTTGACTTGGACTACTTTAACGAAATCACTAAAGGTGGTTTACCCAACAAGACGCTCAATATTGCACTGGCTGGTACTGGTGTCGGTAAGTCTCTGTTCATGTGTCATGTCGCTGCCGGTGCACTGAGTCAAGGACATAATGTACTCTACATCACTATGGAGATGGCTGAGGAACGTATCGCGGAACGTATCGACGCGAATCTATTGAACGTACCGATTGACCAGTTAGAGAACTTGTCCAGAGAAATGTTTACTGATAAGGTATCCCAGATCGCTGCGAAGACCCAAGGTAAACTGATCATCAAAGAGTATCCTACCGGACAGGCAAACACCAGTCACTTCCGTGCACTGTTGAATGAACTGAAACTGAAGAAGAACTTTGTGCCTCAGTTGATCTTTATTGACTATCTGAACATCTGTGCTTCGTCTCGTATGAAGGGTATGGGTGGTGCTATCAACTCTTACTCTTATATCAAGAGTATTGCAGAAGAGATGCGTGGTCTTGCTGTTGAGTTCAATCTGCCGATTATGTCTGCTACCCAGACTACTCGTGGTGGGTACAACAATGATGATGTCGGTCTGGAGGATACTTCAGAATCATTCGGCCTACCCGCAACGGCTGACCTGATGTTTGCCCTGATCTCTAACGACGAGTTGAACAGTCTAGGTAAGATCATGGTCAAGCAGTTGAAGAACCGATACAATGACCTGACACGACATAACCGATTCACTGTCAAGGTTGAACGCAGTAAGATGCGTCTGTCCGATGATGATGACGAGGAAATGATTCCGAATGATCAGGATAAGGGGTGGGATGACAAACCACTATTTGATCGTAGTCCATCAGGACAACGAGTCGCAGCAGAGAACCACAAGTTCCAAAACTTTAAGATGTAGATATGGATGATATTGTTTGGCCTATAGCAACCACTGTACTAATGTTCCTTTCCTTCTGGTTTGGTAAGTTCAAAGGGTTTGCTGATGGATGGGGTGTAGGGTATGATGAGGGTGCTGATGCAGTCACACCCGCTGTTGCCCGAGCGGTACTCCGATGGGTTCGTATAGATAAAGATGTAAACCTTAGTGATCCAGAGATTGATGAGGTCATACAGAATATCAATGTAGAAATAGAACCAGAGGATTAGATGACACATGTAAAGGAGATCTCCGCACCGTGGGACTTCTTAGGCCCAGTCAAGGAACTGTGTTTGAAGTGGGCAGAAGAAGTAGTAGCCTCCGACAATGCTCCTCATGCGTTTCTTAAACATAGACAACGTCCACATCATATCATCAACACTGCGAGTTGGGACGAGTGGCATAAAGTAGAAGAATACGCTGGTGTGCGTGAAGCACGTGAGATAAAACGTAGACAGATACTGATGCTCCGTGAGTATGGACTGGTGAATCGTATTGTGATTGAACAGTATGATTTACCCAAACAGATTGATAAATGGATTCAGGATGCCGTGTGGACACAGTTTGGTATCCCACATGAAGAGACTATGCCTATCCTACAGATCCAGAACGGGGGTGAACTTCTACATCCCCATCAAGGCCATGGTAGACAAGCAAGTATGTTCTGTCTATTGCGTGGCGAAGATGAGGTCACTAAGTGGTATGACCAGACAGGTGACTTCGAGCAGTTGGAGAAGTTCCGTATACCGGATCTGAACAAACTAGAAGTAAAGACCGAATACACGATGAAGGAAGATCAGTGGGTACTGTTCAACCACAAGGCGTGGCACTCGGTACACAGGAAATCCGATGTTGGTGTAAGAATCAACTTGGGTGTTGATTTCAAAACAATGAATATAAATGAAAGTGAGAGATATTTTAATGAGTGAAGTGAAACTTATCGCGTTAAGCAAGCCATCAATAATAACTGATTGTAATACAGCAGAAGAGTTGGTTGCCTATGCAGCACGGGTGAGTAACCCTGAGAATCAAAACAACACAAAGACTTCTCAAGGTCTAGTCAAATATCTGATCCGCGAGAATCATTGGTCACCATTTGAGATGGTGCATATGACGATGGAGATCAGGACTACACGTGATATCGCACGACAGATCATACGACACCGCTCGTTTGCATTCCAAGAGTTCTCTCAACGGTATGCAGTGCAGAATGAATATGAGTTGCGTGAGGCACGACTGCAAGACCCTAAGAACCGACAGAACTCTATTGATCTAGATCTAGATAATCTAGGTAAGGGTGGGGACAAAACAACTGATGAACGTCTGTATGAGAACTGGAATATGAAACAGGCAGAACTCATCAACAAGTCCAAAGAAGTATATAACTGGGCGTTGAATAATGGTATTGCCAAGGAACAGGCACGTGCAGTCCTACCCGAAGGTAATACCGAGTCTGTTCTTTATATGGCAGGATCATTACGTTCTTGGGTTCACTACTGTGATCTACGCATGGGGAACGGTACTCAGAAGGAACATATGATTGTTGCAAATCAGTGTTGGGATATCATTCGTGGTCACTTCCCGAATGTTGTAAAGGCATGTGAAGATGGCTGAGGTTCTAATTCGTAATAAGGATCTACTCAAGACCCTTGACGATACTCTGAATAAGTTCACTGAACACCAAGACCTATGTTTTGAGATGGCTGCCAACCTTCAACCAACCGTACCTGTAGAGGAGTGGGAGAAGTATTGCCAGTCAGAGTATCTGTACGAACTACTGGAAAACGATCTGGATCACATGGGGTTTCCTGAGAAGGCCTATGGGTTTCAGGTTGCCCCTGCCGCAGAAAAAAGACCAGAAATATTTGAACCCCTGAAGCAGTGGACGAAACACACTCTGCCCATGTTGTTTGGTGCAAGGTCTAACTCTTTGACATCTTTCTATCCACCCAATGGATTTGTAGGATGGCATACCAACTGGAATGCCCACGGGTATCAGATCATCATTACATGGAGTGAGACCGGAGACGGATACTTCTCTTACTACGATGCAGTGCATGATGAGATCATCACTGAACCTGATGTTGCGGGATGGCAAGCAAGGTGGTATCGGTTTGGTCGTAAGGATGAATTTGATCATCATTTCTGGCATACTGCGTGGACTAACTGCCCACGATTTACTCTGGCATTCAAGTTCCCTTATGGGGATATTGGTGGTGGAATATTCATAGAGGAATCTCAGGCACTTGATGCCATCCATGACTTTGTTGATGAGTTAGAAAGTACTTGACAAGTACTGTGATTTTTGTTATAATACGTGAAAATATATTGGAGAACCCTTAGTGTACGAAGACATTGAATATAAATATAATGAAGACCGAGCAATAGACGATCTACAACGGTACATCGATGCTACATACGGACAACATTATTCCCAGAACAAGTTCCAAGCAACCGAGTTCATCATTGATGGTGGCCATGGTGATGGTTTCTGTATCGGTAACATCATGAAGTATGCACAACGGTACGGTAACAAGGACGGGTACAATCGTGCTGATCTGATGAAGGTGTTACACTATGCCATCATCCAGTTGCATGTACATGATGCCTACGGTAGAAACTAATGGAGTTTTTTGCGGGTGTCGCTGCCACATTCCTTTTACTGGTGATGTGTCTATTTCTATATGTTTCTGAACACATGCGGCAGGAACGCAAGGCGGGTAAACAAATCCCATTACCTTGGGAGAAACCGGATCGTAAACCATTTGATAAGTCTGACATCAAATACCGTGATGGAGACAATACCTAATGTGGCTTGAATATGTCTTTTGGATATTAGTCAATATACTCTTCGTGTATGGTGTATACAATTTTTACCTGTTTGGTATAGATGAGGGGTTCCAGAAGTTATTTCGACGTTTCAACCCCAAGAAGAAGAATGGCACAAATAGTGGTCAAAAATTCGGATAAAATGCTTGACATTCCTTGTGAAGCGTAGTATAATACTTGTATTGAAACTGAGAAAGGAAAACTCATGACTATATCGTATCGACCAGCAACTTTTAGTGAGGTGAATCAGACCTCTCTGCGTGGTGATATCTGTACCAGTTACGACGAGATCGTTGCTGTATTGGGTGAACCTCATTACACTGATCCAGATCCACATGCTAAGTGGAACTGTGAATGGATGATCATGACCGAAGACGGTACCCCGTTTACCATATACAACTGGAAGACTGGTGGTACACCCACCGAGAAAACCGATTGGCATATTGGTGGTCGTGATATGAATGCTGTATTTGCAGCGTATGAAGTACTTGGAATGGAGACATACTCTTATGAGTAAGATGAGTGAACTTGTTCTTGAGTGTCAGGAAGTGGCAGAACAAAACATTAACCAGACCCGTGAGGGTATGTTAGAGGTGGCTGAGAAAGTCTTTGAGGGTGACTCCTTTAAGATTCGCACCACCGTTCAAGAGTGGCAAAAGATCCGCGATGATATGTGGCAGGTGTTCTAATGAAAAAGCAGAAGGTCAAACCTCGTTTCGCAAAGGAACTGTTTGATAACGATAGTCCCTATGGACATAAGGTTCAGAGGGATAGATCCAAGTATAAACGAAAAGACAAGTACCCCAAAGAGAGTTGGGACACTAGTCAGTTCTAAAGAAGTTCCTTATGATGATCCCCGCAATGTCACTTTTTTCATTTTGGACGGCGCGGGGATTCTCATGATGTTCTTTGTGAAATCCCTCCCCAAAGGTTATAATACCTAACCACCAATCACTGTGTGGTTCTCCTCCCCTATGCGAGTAACTAAACACAAGTGATCCTACCAACTTTGCCAGACCTGCTGGTGCCAACCACGCATAGACCAGTGCGAATGGATCTAGTGCATATAGTATCATCGCATATGTGAACATGATTGCCCAGTAGAACTTGACTTGCCATCTGTACCGATTTATCTTCAGTAGGTCTCGGACATACTTAAAGTTGATCTTTGCGAACACTTGCAAGAAGTATGCGTAGAAGTATCCCTTGTGAGTGGGAGAGTGTGGGTCTTTGTCGGTATCGGTGAACAGGTGATGTTCCCTATGATTGGCAACCCAGACAATCGCGGGGCCTACCATCATAATGTGTGCAAAGAACATCATGATTCCCTCAAACCACAGAGGTGCCTCAAAGACCTTGTGTGACAGATATCGGTGGTATCCCATAGTAATACCAAAGGTCATGATACAAAAATACATGACTCCGACAATCATCCACTGTACGGCATTCCCGTATAGTACCATAGGTATCAGACTAAAGATTGCGACAATCTGACCGATTAATAACTGTATGGGCAGGTTCATTGGTCTTTCCTAAAACTCCTGAATGGTCTGACTTTTCCGTTATAGAATAGCATCTTGTACCACGGGGTATCTCGTTTCATTCTAGGTAATGTGTATTCCCATTTAGTGCCTTCGGGTGAGACCCAGACAACATGATATCCCATCCATCGTTTGGATGCGTACCATTCTGCTCTACCTCTATGTTTGATCAGTTGCTCTAGAGTCCAGAAGTAGCAGTTGCTTTTATCCGTAAACAACCGTACAGGCCATGACCAGAAGAACACGACGAACAGGAATAGGGTGAATATCTTTCTAGTAATATTGTCCATTTAGATATTTATATGTATAAATACGGGTATGGAACAAGTATTCACCCTAATAGAAGAACTAGGGTTTCCTGTAGCATCCGCTTTGATTGGTGGATTCTTTATGTTTCTGACACTTAAATATATCATGGACGGTGTGATTGGTCAGGTGAGCTCAATCAAGGGTATTGTGGGAAGCCTAGACAATCGCGTCAAGACTATGAATCATGATATGGTTCGTATGGATACGACTCTTTGTGTTGTTTTGGGAATAAGACCAGACCTCAATCGTATCAGTCGCGCAGACGGTAAAGAAGATGCAAGGCGTGATTGATGGATATTGTAGACACAATCAAAGACTTTGGTTTTCCAGTGGTCGCTGCCGTGGGTATGTTGTACATGATCTACTTCGTGTGGAAGACTATCACCACAGAAGTAGAAAAGACTCTGGGTGAAACCTCCGCGACATTGATAGGTCTGATTGATCGTATCCGAATGCTAGATAATGATATCATTCGATTGCAGCAGAAACTAGATACTGCGATTGAGATGAAGAGAGTCAATGATGAGAAAAATGATGAATAAAGTTATGTTTGGTCTGCTGTGGATTGCTCCTTGGGCAATTGTATTGTATATTGTTTCCGCTCCGATTAGGGCCTATGGCGCACCTATCGAACACCAATTCAAATCCCCTTCATTCAGTGGTATAAATCAATCTAGTCACTATCTGACTATTGAGAACCAAGAATCCTCTCGCAAAGAAGCCATTGCAAAAGAACTTGAAGATTTACAGGATGAAATTGAAAGGGATGCAGAGAACACAACTCTAGCAAAGTTTATACGTAACGTAGAGAGTAGAATTTATTCTACCCTATCACGACAGATTGTTGATAGCATGTTCGGTGAGAACCCCAGTGATACTGGATCATTTAACATCGAAGGAACCGGAATAACATACGTCAAAGATGGCGATAATGTGGAGTTAACGATAACGGATGAAGACGGTAGTACGACTGTCATTACTATCCCTATTGGTGATTTTGGGATCTAGTTGTGCTAGTAGGAATTCTCAATTGGTTTTACCAAAACCAGAAGAACCTCAAGTACAACTAACATTACTTCAACAAGAGTTGAAGGATGTTGCAGCACCTAATCGAAAACCAACGGTAGCCGTTTATCAGTTTACCGACCAAACAGGACAGAAGAGACAGAACAGTAGTGGAGGGACTTCGTTTAGTTCCGCAGTGACCCAAGCGCCTTCGGTGTATCTGATTAGGGCGTTGAAACGTGCGAGTAATGGAGAGTTCTTTCGTGTGGTAGACCGTCAGGTGCTTGACCATGTAACGAGAGAACGACAACTGATTAGACAGACACGACAATCCTACGAAGGAGAAGGATCAAAAAAATTACCAGCATTGACGTTCGCTGGTATGATTATTGCAGGTGGTATAGTAGGTTATGATACCTCTGTAGAAACGGGTGGTGCTGGTGCCAGATATCTTGGTATTGGCAGTTCCCGTGAATATAGTGTAGACACCGTGACCATTAACATGAGACTGGTGTCAGTATCGACTGGTGAAGTTTTACTTGATGTAATAACAAGTAAGACTATACTATCCACCGCTTCTAGTGGGGATGTGTTTAGATTTATAGAACAGGGTACAGAACTGATTGAAATAGAATCAGGAGTTACTCAAAACGAAAGTGTCTCTATTGCGACTCAACGTGCGATAGAGGCGGGTGTTCTGGAACTTATAATGCAGGGAAGCAATAAGAAGTACTGGACATTAACTGGAGAGAAGTAATGAACGTTAGGCATACTAAATTTGCCATGATGTTCGTAATCAGTTCTGTGGCTGCATCAGTATCCGCAGACAATGAAATATATATTGACCAGATAGGAGATGGTTCATCCATCGATATTGTACAGGATGGATCAGGTAATGTTATCGGTGGGTCTACGACAGACACCACCAAGATGGTGTTGGATGGCGTGGACATGAACTTCAGCGTCAATCAGACCGGAAGTAGCAATACCCTGATTGGTTCGGTCTTTGGTACATCGACTATTGATATTGATGTATCTGGATCGACAAACGACATTCTGTTTGATGTTGATAAGGATAATACGTATGGTGCGGCTGATGGTAACTACCTGATAAATATCACTGGAGGTAACAACGACTTAGACATCGATGTTGGTTCACTTGATACTGCGACAGATCTCGACTTTGACTTTGTCTTAGACGGGGATTTCAATACCGCTGACATAAATATTGATGCGTCTAGTCTCACATTTGACTTAGATGTTATTGGTGACAATAACACCTTACTTTACGATGCTAGTGGATATGATGGTCATAGTTTCATCATCAGTGGATCAGGCGACTATAACAACATACAGGTAAATCAGGAATCTACCTTACAGACGGACACACTGGAGATAGATTTTGATGGTTCGGGAACAAGCACAACTGATGCTACTATTTGTATCAGCCAGTCTGATTCCGGTCTCAACACTACATGCGAGTGATGTAGGAAACGTAGATCGTGCGGTAGGATGGAGAGAGATACTCAGAGATGAGGCCTCTATTCGTCCTACCACGGGTCAGGATGTAGTGTCTAAGGATGACCTTCGCACGGGTGAAGGTCGCCTTCAGGTACGTTTTGTTGATGATTCTAAGTTAAGAATGACTGAACATACCCGTATCGTGATAGATAATGTGGTATTTGATGATGATCCCAGTAAATCAGACCTTGCCATGACCTTTGCACAGGGTACAGCAAGATTCATATCAGGTGAACTGGGTAAGGTCAATAAAGAGAATGTACGCCTACGAACCCCTACCGCATCCATCGGTATTCGGGGAACAGACTTCACAGTAACCGTAGATGAACTAGGACAGACCCTCGTAGTCCTATTACCAGATATCAACGGAGTTTCGTCTGGTGAGATCATTGTATCTACTATGGCTGGTGAGGTTGTCTTAAACGAACCCTTCCAAGCAACCAACACTTATGTTGCCGAGGAACCACCAAGTAATCCTGCCATCCTAGATCTGACTCTGGACATGTTGAACAACATCATGATCATCAACCCACCCAAGAAGAAAGAAACTGAGGAAGAGTTATTACTATCGACCAACGCAAGTCGAAACATCAACCCCCTTGACATAGACTTCCTTGATCAAGACTTGTTAGCAAACGAAGATTTGGAACGAGACTATCTGGAGTTCACTGAGTTGGATATCAACTTCCTTGATGTTGAACTACTGGAAGATTTACTTGATGCTTATAATAGTCTTGATGAGGAACTACTACAGGAACGACAAAGCACCGGAGAACTGTCTCTAGAGGGCACAGAGGAGGGCTTTGATACTGTTACTCAGTTTGCTACCATAGTAGAGGGTGACAAGGTCACGGTGGGACGAGCGGTCAATGACATCGCAGAGATCCGAGTAGACAAGGGTGCATCCACCCTTATAAATATGTCACAAGACGGTAAGCAACTTGACCCAGTCAAGATAAATGGACAAGACACAGTGATAAACATAATACAATGAAGACATGGCATGTACTTGTTACTCTTATTGTCATGGTGACAATAAGGTTATTAGACCCCTTTCTACTGGAGAGTGCAAGACTCTCTTTCTTTGACTCTATGCAACGGTCACAGGAGGTGTCCGTATCAGAACAGATTGTACTGGTAGATATAGATGAGAAGGCCCTAGACAAGCTGGGGCAGTATCCCATACCCCGTGAGACGCTTGGTCAGGAAATCGACAAGATGGGTGAGAGTCTGATCGGTATCAACATCTTGTTTTCGGAGGAAGACAGGTGGGGTGGTGACGATGACTTTGCTGATATATTGTCATTCAAACAGTCTGTTGTTGCGATCACACCATCTAATCGGACGAAAACTGACTACAGACCACCACGGATAGGAGTTGCCGCTTTTGGTGACAAAGCGGTAGAATCTTTCCTCTTTCCTTCCGCTGGTATGTTATTCGCACAAGAGAAAATCCATAGTGCTGCGTGGGGTTATGGGACAATATCTTCGGCACAAGACATCGACGGTATTGTTCGGAGACAACCTTTACTGGTAAACTTTGATGACCGACTGTACCCTGCCTTTGCATTAGACATACTCAGGGTCGCGGCAGGAGACATATCCTACCAGATATCCACGGATGACTATGGCATTGAGTTTGTGCGTATCCCGGCCTTCAAGTCGGTTGTGACGGACAGTACTGGTAATGTCAATATCGCATACTGGAACAAGTTCAAGAGATACTCATTGGTTGATATGGATCAGATACCAGACGGGTCAATCGCAATATTAGGTGCTACCTTTGAAGGATCTAATGTGGTCTCTACACCGATGGGATCTATGTACCCCCATGACATTCAGGCAAACCTAATCAAGACTATGATCGATGGAGTGGTCATCAAGAGACCCGATGAATTTATTTTGTATGAGCTCTTGACAACTTTGGTTTTATGTGTTATACTCTTAGCTCTGCTCAAGGCGAGTACTATACCAGTATCCGGTATGTGTTTTGCTGTCTTCATTGCAGGTTCTTACTACTTTGCAACAGACACATTCTCTACTTTCTTTTATCTAGTCGATCCGGTATTCCCTATTCTGACCATGATCATAGTATTCGCACACGGCTCCTTTGTACAGTTCTACACTCAGTTCAAAGCAAAGCAGATGATCAAGGGACAGTTTGGCACATACCTGTCCCCTGATATGGTGAATATGCTTGCGGAAGATCCTAGTCTGATGAAACTAGGTGGAGAGAAGAAGGAGATGTCATTTCTCTTCATGGACATCGTGGGGTTCACACCCATCTCTGAACACTATAAGAACAATGACGATCCTGAAGGACTGGTCACATTGATCAACAACTATCTCAATGAAATGACAAATATTATTTTGAAAAATGGTGGAACTATTGATAAATACATGGGCGATTGTATCATGGCATTTTGGAACGCACCACTACCTTGTAACAACCACGCAGAGATGGCAGTCAAATCTGCAATAGAGATAGAAGAGAAGACTAATGTACTTAGACAACGATTTCTTGACGAAGGTCTACCCCCCATCAATGTCGGTACTGGTGTCAATACAGGTGATTGCATTGTTGGTAATATGGGTAGTGAATCTCGCTTTGACTACAGTGTTATCGGAGACTCTGTCAACCTTGCCGCCCGCCTTGAAGCAACAGCAGCTCGCGGAGAATACATCGACAATAAGACCATCTATTCCAGTTTTACCAAAGATCAACTCATAGACATCAAGTCCAAATCGATAGGCCAGATCAAGGTCAAGGGTAAGGAAGAGATGATAGACATATATACTCATGATACAGGTAGTTGATAACTTTCTGGAACTTGATGCCTTTGATGAACTGGTACAGGCATATCATGAGTGTCGCATGTATAGTGCCTACGACTATGGTGAGAGACGAGGTGGTGCATACTATGCGGTAGCAGACTGGATAGATTGTTACCGTAGCGATAACCTCAGATATGCGTTTGACGATATCTCGACACAAATCAATGAGGTGCTAGGTGTCAAAGTCCAGTTGATGACATTTTTCCGACACCCCTTTGAGACCTTTCCTACCCTAGAGGGCCGTGGTGCGAATATCCCACAACACATTGATCGTAACTTCGAGAGGTCTGGTGTACTCTACATGCTTGGTGCAGAGGGACAAGGGACTACCGTGAAGGATGAGTATGTTGAGTGGGTAGAGAATCGTGCCATTGCCTTTGATGCCCAGACCCTCCACAATCCACACTTCGGTGGCGCAGACCGTATCTCCCTCACATTTTTCGGAACTAATACGAAAAAGTTATAAGCATATAACAAAATGATCTAATAAAGTGCTTGCACTTATTGTCAAAACATCATATAATAGTGTTTTGAAATTGAGAGAGTTAAGTTATGAGATTTACCGAGAAAGAGTTCCTTGAGTACTTAGAGTCCAAACTGGCTGTTGAAGTTTGTCCGATGCGTATCCGTCAACTTGAAGGCAAGATATTCAAGATCAAGATGGAACGCCGTCTGCCCGTCACCAACCCTGAGTTGATCTTAAACCCTGCAAAACCAGCCTACATGGTGAGAGTAAAGTAATGGCATACTATAGTTATGAAGCAATGAAGTTGCGAAGACCGATTGGGTGTTTCACTGAAAAAGAGGTGGGTAACTACTTCGAGTACTCTTTGAATGCCGACGAGGTGTTCGCTGAGTATCCTCACATCGTATGGGTTGGAGGGCCTGGGCAAGGTTATCGTTATGCTAACGTCAAGAAGACCGTGGCGTACATCGTGGTCGATGAAGACGAACACGGCGCTCCCGTCGAAGAGAAGTGGTCTTTGAAAAAAAATGAGAAATATTTCTACTAGGCTGTTGACATTTGTTGCTGACTAGTGTAAAATACTTGTATTGATAATGAGAAAGGAAGTATAGATATGGGAATGACAATTAGAATTTTTCGGAGTGATCTCGGTGACGGTACCAACGGTGGTGTATCATCTTACTCGCGTACACTGTGTGTCACCAACTGTGAAGGCCCCTTTGAGCCTAGTGAGGGTTCCCCTGCGGTTAAACTCGTGATGGCAGAACCTATCGGTGGTCGTAAGATTCTCCGGTTGATCCCTGAGTGCGCGGAAGGCAAGGGAACTATGTTCGGAGGCAACTACGGTTCGACTTCGGATTCACGATTCTCGCAACTGTGCGAAAAGTTACTTGGTAGTGCCTTCTACGGTGCTGTCGCAATTCATGACCGAGTGGAGGGTTAGATGTTAGTTAATGGATTGAAGGGTGTTGATCTCAGCACCGGACTACGGGTTGAGATCGCTCTCAACTATAAAGAGATGCAACTTGTTTTGGATCAAAGTGAGACTGTCAACGAAAGTTGGGAACTCATGTGCGATGCCGTTTTGGAACGCACTGGTCGCCAGATCAAAGGTGCAATGGATTTGAATTACATCGTGGTAAACGGTGTCGAGAAAGTTTTTCACTAGGAGAAGAAAATGAGTCATGAAATTGAAATGATAGACGGTCAAGCGCAGATGGCATATGCGGGTGATGTCCCGTGGCACGGTCTGGGTACCAAGGTCGCGGCAGACCTATCACCCCAACAGATTATGCAACAGGCTGGTCTGGATTGGACGGTACAGAAAGAAGTTCTGACTACCGCATCAGGTGTTGAACTTGAGTCTCAGAAGGCGCTCGTGCGTACATCTGACAACAAGGTTCTAGACATCGTCGGTGAGAACTGGGAACCTGTTCAGAACGAAGAGGCGTTTGAGTTCTTCTCTGAGTACTGCGCTGCGGGTGACATGGAAATGCACACTGCTGGTTCACTCAAAGGTGGTCAGATGGTCTGGGGTCTTGCAAAAGTCAAGGAGTCGTTTGACATTCTTGGTGGCGACCAAGTCGATTCCTACCTGTTGTTCTCAAACCCACACATGTACGGTAAGTCAGTCGATGTTCGATTTACTCCGATTCGCGTGGTCTGCAACAACACCCTGACCCTATCTCTGGGACAGAAGGTTGCGAACTCTTGCAAGATCAACCACCGCTCTCAGTTCAACCCTAACAAGGTGAAGGTAGCACTAGGCATCGCATCCGAGAAGTTTGCGAAGTACAAAGAGACTGCTGAGTTCCTCGCATCTAAGCGATACGATATGAAGTCTCTGATCAACTACTACAACGAAGTGTTCCCGCGAACCTATGTTGGTAAGAAGCCTGTCACTGTGGAAGATTTCAAAGATCTGACCAGCAACGGTCAACTTGCACACTCCTTCTTGGAGACCCAGCCTGGTGCTGAGTTCGGTGCTGGTTCATGGTGGTCTGCACTAAACAGTGTGACCTACTTGACTGACCACAAGATGGGTCGTGAGGTTGATACTCGTTTGACTTCTGCATGGTTTGGTCAGAACCAGACTCGCAAAGTCAAGGCAGTTGAGAAAGCAGTGGAATATGCCCTCGCCTCTTAACACGATCAAGGTTCTGGGTGAGATCGATGTGAGTCATTACATTGATCTCTTCTCGGACATCGATGATGCCGATTGGATGGGTGCCTTTTCTAAATTCAGTAAAAGGTACATCCCATTCTTTCAAGACTTGGATAGACTACCCCTATTGTATCCCGTACCGGAGAATCAACAGGGTAAAACGATTGAAGAATCTGCGAGTGAGTGGGACATCGCTGACCTGATCAAGTATATGAACAGTGATGACTATAAGCAAAGTGCGATACTGCAAGGTGAGTTGTACGGTAAGTATTACCACGAGGCCTTCTTTACCAGTATCAATCAACTACTTACTGAGACGATTGGGAAGGGTGAATGTATCATGTTTATGTTCAACCTGATGAACCCTCACTCGCAGATTGGGGAACATGCCGATGAAAGGGTTGGCAGTAATAAACGCATACATATTCCTATCATCACCCACCCTGACATCATGTTTAGGAACAATGGTGATGAAGTGAATATGGAGGTCGGTAAGGCATACCTTGTGGATCACTCAAAACTGCATTCGGTGGACAATCCGACTGAGGTTGAGCGGATACATATCATGCTGGATTGGAAACTTTTTTGAAAAGTCCTTATAAATCAATGACTTGTTATTGAAAAAAGTTCTTGACATTTGTTGCTGAGTCGCCTATAATATATGTGTATTTTGAGTGATGAGAGGTTTCTATGGTTCTTGTTGTTACCCGTGGTGGTCGGAAGTTGGAACGTGAGTTGGCAGAGAAAGTCTGCTACTACATGGCGAAGGCCTTGATGCCTCGTCACCGAAACATCTTCGTCTCTGTTGAGTTCCAGAAGGGTCTCGAAGAGAACGAAGATATGATGGCATACGCGATGGATTGCGATGACCGTTGTTATGAGATTGGTGTCGATAAAGAGATCATGACCAAACACGGTCTGCGTGAGTTCATCACTGCGATGTGTCACGAAATGGTTCACGTGAAGCAGTATGTGAAGCGTGAACTGGTTGAGAAGGAAGGTAAGCAGTTGTGGAAAGGTCGTAACTGCACCGATGTTGAATACATGGATCAGCCATGGGAGAAGGAGGCGTATCGCCTTCAGGATAAACTAGCAACGGAAATTTGGGAAAAGGTTATTTAATGGATAATAGGATCGCAAACATTCTTGACCGCGAGGTTGAGAGACAGGACAATACTATTGAACTGATTGCGAGTGAGAACTTCGCATCGGACGCTGTAATGGGATTGTCCGGTAGTGTCTTTACCAACAAGTATGCCGAAGGGTATTCCGGTAAACGATACTACAATGGGTGTGATCATATGGATGAGATCGAAGATCTTGCCATTGAACAGGTCAAACTACTCTACGGTTGTAAGTTTGCCAATGTCCAACCCCATTGCGGTGCTAATGCTAATACTGCGGTCTACCTCGCATTCCTGAAGCCAGGCGATACGATTTTGGGTATGGATCTTGCCAGTGGAGGACATCTATCGCATGGTGCGAAGGTGAATCTCTCTGGCAAGGTCTATAACTCATTCTCTTATGGAGTTGATGAGGATGGTTTTCTAGACTACTCAGCGATACTTCAACAGGCAATAGAGGTCAAACCTCAGATGATTGTTGCGGGTGCTAGTGCGTATCCTCGTCGTATCGACTGGACAACATTCCGTGATATCGCCGATGAAGTGGGTGCATACCTACTGGTCGATATGGCGCACTACAGTGGATTGATTGCGGGTGGTGCGTATCCGAATCCGGTACCGTGGGCAGATGTTGTCACATCCACCACCCATAAGACTCTCCGAGGGCCTCGTGGTGGTATCATCCTATGGAACAACCCTGACTATACGAAACGAATCAACAGTGCGGTGTTTCCTGGCTCTCAGGGTGGCCCTCTGATGAATCAGGTTGCTGCCAAGGCGCAGTGTTTCATTGAAGCAAATACCGACAACTTTGAACGGTATGCTTCCGCGATCATTGACAATGCCAAAGAGATGGCATTTGTGTTCAAAGAAAATGGCTATAAGTGCTTGACAGATGGCACCGATTCGCATATAATACTACTAGATCTGAGTGACCACCACCTAAGTGGTCGGCAAGCAGCGGATCTACTGGAGGTCAATGGGATCACCGTAAACAAAAATGGTGTACCAAATGACAAGCGTTCTTTTGTTGAGACTAGTGGTATCCGATTGGGTACTGCTGCCGAGACTACTCGTGGTAATGACAAACAGGACTTTAATAGAATCGCAAATAGAATAGTTGAAATCTTAACATGACATTTATCCATGAACAAGTGACACTGACTGAGATGGATGCGGTCACTACCGATGAAGGGCGTAAATACAAAACACCTGAAGGTATCGATCTCCCATCCATCACAACAGTATTGTCTATCTTATCCCGTGACTCCATTGCCAAGTGGCGCAAACGTGTAGGTGAGGCAGAGGCCAATCGCGTCTCTACTCGTGCGTCTGGTCGTGGTACTCGTGTACACGAAATCTGTGAGAAGTATGTTGACAACGATCCTAACTACAAGGACGGTTATACTCCTGACATCATCCAATCCTTCAACCAGTTGAAACCGATTCTGGATGAGCGTCTGACTAAGGTCTATGCACAAGAAGCACCCCTCTACTCTACCCATCTGGGTTGTGCGGGTCGTGTTGACTGTGTGGGTATCTTTGATGGCAAAATATCCATCATCGATTACAAGACATCTATGAAACCGAAAAGGTTGGAATGGGTCAAGAACTACTTCATGCAAGAAGCCGGTTATGCTGTAATGTGGGAAGAACGTACAGGTATGCCGATTACTCAGTTGGTCACGATCATATCGGTTGATAACAATGAACCTCAAGTGTTTATTGAACACCGTGATAACTGGGTAAATACTTTGCGAAATACCATAGAAAAATACAATGAGGAACAAAATTCGACTTCCATTTTGTTATAAATAGTGGTATAATACACTTTTGTAACAATGGGAAATCGATGAAGAGTTTTAAGGGATTCTATTTAACCGAGGCGTTTAATGTCGGAATAAATTCTTCCGACGATGCTGATATTCAAAAACTGGTTTCTTATCTTCAGGGACTGAGTACAGGAAAATCTAAAGAAATAGTAATGGTCGCCAAGGGTGGCGATAAACCCACGTATAAAATCAAGAGGGACTTCGTCAGTTACAAGGGCGATATAGAAAACTTTGTAAAGGATAATAATCTTTCTATACCCTTCGCACCTTCTAAATTTGGAAATGGTTCGGTTGGGGAAGGTGGTAAGAAAGTCCCAGGCGAAGTACAAGAAATGATGACCGCATGTCTGGTTCTCTTGAAATACAAGGGTGGTTCTTCAATCACTGAAGAAGAGGCAATTGAACTCATCGAAAAGTCTAAAGAGATTTACTCGAAGGTTGATGGTGCAGACCGAAGGCCCGACTTTCTAGATTTCTTTCAAGGCAACTTCAATGACCTTGGAACCGCAATATCTGCTGCAAACTATATCCTTAATGAAGTAGGAACTGCGTCCAAAATCTATTGGACGGGTAAGGGTTGGCATAAAGATATTCAGAAGTTCAATCCCAAACTAGGCCGCATTAAAGACTACAACTCATCTGACATCGTGGTCAAATCAAGTTCGGGTAAGTTCTATGGATACTCTCTCAAGAAGAAGGGTTCCGTTAAATCCCCTGACCCCACACTCATCAACAAACCTATCACGGGTAAAGAAAGTGTATTACAGGATATTGTGGGTGCCGATACAATCCTAATTGAGAATGCCAAAAGGATATTCTTTGAACGAGTCCTTATGGATAAGTTAAAGTTATCGAAACAAGACGTTCGTAAGATGAAACCTAGAGAATACACCAAGGCAATCAATAAGATTCCTGTAGAAACATGGGGTGTAGAGCTCAAGAAACCTACAAACATTTTCTTCAAAAAGGTATTCAATGTCATCAAGTCTCATGATAAAGACTTCGTTGAAAAGTTCCTTGAACTTGTATTCAGAACAAAACTGGATGACACCTTAAACGCAGCAGAGTTTCAATTCACTCTATTGACGGGTATTGGTAGATTTGTTCGTGGTAAGGTTGAAGTTGAAAAAGCAGATGCACAAGAATTAAGTAATATTGTAACCGCACTTCAAGATCTGTATAATAGTAAACTCGAAGTGAGAAAGACTTCTGGCAAGGTAGGTGCGTGGGAGAAAAATGCGGGTGCAGCAAAAGTGTTCCTAACAATATACTCCGATGGTTCCCCTATCCTTGATATTGAAGTAAGATACAAAGGTAGTTACTCAGCAAACCCGCAGTTCCAAGCAATGGCAACCGCAGACTTCAAAAAGATATTCAAGAAATGAACTTTACCGATTTCATAACAGAACAAAAGAACACCCACATGACCCACATTGAGGACAAGGTTCTCTACGGTGGTGTGAGTGGTACGCGACAGGCCATCAATGCGTTACGTGAGTTGCGTGACATGTTGGCGGGTCAGACTAGTTCCAAACTATCTACCAAGTGGGATGGTGCTCCCGCAATCTTCTGTGGTCAAGATCCTACCGATGGTGAGTTCTTTGTTGCCAAGAAGGGTGTGTTCGCAAAGAACCCCAAGGTCTATAAGACTGCGGCAGAGATTGATGGTGACATGTCTGGTGACCTTGCAGACAAGATGAAACTCGCATTAAAACACTTGCCAGAACTTGGTATAAAGGGTATAATTCAGGGTGACTTCTTGTTCTCAAAACCAGATCTCAGCACCGAGACTATTGAGGGTCAGAAGTATGTGACCTTCCACCCTAACACGATTATCTATGCAGTACCCTATGACCAAGCCGATGCAGTCCGTAAGGCTAAGATCGGTATCGTATGGCACACCACCTACACGGGTAGTTCGTTTGATACACTGAAAGCATCCTATGGTGTTGATGTATCCAAGTTCAAGAACTCGTCTAACATCTGGTCACAGGATGCAATGTTGCGTGATGTGTCTGGTGCGACCATGAATAAGAGAGAGACTGCCGAAGTGACGAAGCATCTGTCCGATGCGGGTAAGATCTTCAATAAGATCTCCGGTACGACACTGCGTGAGTTGGAAGGAAACGATGAACTATCCAAACTGATTGAACAGTATAATAACACTTTTGTGCGGGCTCAGACGGTTATCCCCGATAGTCGTAAACATGTGACCGGACTACTCAAATGGTTGAACGATAAGTTTCAGAAAGAGAAAGATAAGAGAAGCACCGATAAGGGTAAGAAGGTTCAGCAGGATAAACTGGACGCACTCATGAAGTTCTTCTCTCCGAAGAATAAATCTAATCTGGTTCTTATGTTCGAGTTGCAAAAAAAGATTGTTCTTGCGAAATTAAAACTTATAAATAAACTTAATAGCATATCCTCATATGACACATTCGTTCAAACCAAGACGGGTTATAAGGTCAAGACAGGAGCAGAAGGATTCGTTGCTATTGACAAATTAGGTGGTGATGCGGTCAAGTTGGTTGACCGTCTAGAATTTTCGTATAATAACTTCAGTCCAGATATACTGAAGGGATGGGATAAACCAAAGAGGTAACAATGTCCAAACCAATAGGACTAAAAGAATACATCTCCGTCATGGAGAATCCTGATGAGGCACTCAACGTACAACAGCGTATGAAGTTGTCTCGTTCCCTCAAAAAGAACAAAGCAAAGATTGCTATGGGCCGCAAACGTGCTGCCCGTAAAGTTGCTAATGTTGACACTCTAAAGAAACGTGCACAGAAACAAGCACGTAATCAGTTCCTCAAGAAGATCACCAAAGACGTACCCAAGGACGAGTTATCTTTAGGTCGCAGACAGGGTATTGAAAAACGTCTAGATAAGATGAAACCTAAGATTGATAAACTTGCACGGAAACTTCTTCCTCAAGTTCGTAAGGGTGAACTTGAAAAGAAACGAGGCGGACAAAAGAGTGATTAAAAATTTCAAATCCTATCTGGTCGAAGAGGCAAAGGAAGTTTATTTTACATTTGGTAGAATGAACCCGCCTACGATTGGACATGGAAAAGTATTAGAGACTATCGCAAAGAAGGCTGGTGGTGCTGACTGGAAGGTCTATGCGTCACAATCAGTTGGGCCTAAAGATCCTCTATCATACTCTGACAAGATTAAACACCTACGCAAGATGTTCCCCAAGTATGGTCGTAATATCATGGTGGACAAGGGTGTCAAGAATGTATTTGACATTTCTGCCAAGTTATATGATCAAGGATACAAACGAATCACTATGGTGGTCGGGGAAGACCGTCTACGTGAGTTTGAAGTCCTGCTGAACAAGTACAACGGTAAGAAAGCACGACACGGATTCTACAACTTCGAGTCCATTAATGTCGTGTCTGCGGGTCGTAGAGATCCTGATGCCGAAGGTGTTGAGGGTATGTCTGCGTCCAAGCAACGTGCCAATGCCAAAGAGAACGATTACCAATCATTCACTCAGGGTGTTCCTAAAGGCATGTCCGAGAAAGACACTCGTAGGTTGTTCAATGATGTGCGTAAAGGTATGGGTCTCAAGGAAGAGGTCTCCTTCAAGCGTCACATTGAGATGCCTACCGTTTCCGAAACAAGAGAGCAGTTCGTCAAGGGTGAACTCTTTGAACTGGGTGACACTGTTGTTATCAAAGAAAGTGAAGATGTTGGTATCGTATCCTATCTCGGTGCCAACTATGTTATCGTAGAGTGCGGTGAACGCAAGATGCGTAAGTGGTTGGATGCGGTAGAACTGGTTGAGAAGAAGGCCACCCAAGATCCTGATATCAAGGACAAGGAAGGGACGCAACCCAAGAAGTACTATGCGGGTCTGAAGAAAGGAACCAAGGACAGGAGAGACGCACACTTCAAGAAGCACGGTAAGAAGGCAGACGATGATGACTCTGCATATAAACCTGCGCCTGGCGATAAGGGTGCAAAGACCAAACCATCCAAGTACACCAAAGCATTCAAAGACATGTATGACGAAGACTGCTGGGATGGGTATAAACAAGTTGGTATGAAGAAGAAAGGGGATAAGAGTGTTCCCAATTGTGTACCAGTAAGTGAGTATGGAGGCCCTAAAATCTCCAGAGCAGCCTACCTGAAGAAGCAACGTGATGGTATTAGTATTGATGCATCAGAAAATGCTGGTGAAGAGGGTACGGATAAGTTACTGAAGAAGTACAAGAAAGATACTCCTCTAGAAGAAAGAAAGTTTATTGACTTTACAAACCCTGTATTTGGTGATATACTAGACAAACTAGTTAACGGTGATCTCTACAAGAAAGTGATCCGTAAGTATCTAGATGCAAGACGTAAGAATCCTAAACAGGGTCAATCATTGTTGGTCAAGATTGCTCGTCAATATGGTGTCCCTGCGAAACAGACTCAGGATGTATTCTTCAAACTCTTAGATAAGGGTGCACTACCTAAGCATCTTGACTGGAGAGACAAGGCATTTGGGGAAGACGCAGTCCAACAGGCAAAGGATTCTATCTCCCGCGAGAAAGAACAAGATAAGGCAAAGCATGATCGTATTCTAGATCGTGCTAGGCTTGCTCGTGCAAAAGCAAAAAATAGAGAAACCGAATGAATTTATACGAAGCTGATGAAGCCCTGAAGAAGAAATCGGATAAGTCTGGTATTTCTTATGGGACTCTCAAGAAAGTTTACAATCGTGGTGTTGCCGCATGGAAGACTGGTCATAGGCCAGGCACTACTCCTCAACAGTGGGGGTATGCACGTGTCAATGCATTTATAGTTAAAAAGAAAAAAGGTGGTCTAAACCACGATAAGGATCTCGCATGAAAAAACTGACTCAAATAACTGAAGCCATCAACTTTATGAAGGTGTCTAAATCTTTAGAAGATTACGCCAAGAAGTCTGGTGGTGTTGATAAGGAAGACTTCCAGAAGGTTGCCGCATATGTGCGTGAGATCGGTAAGAACTCATCTACTATGGTACAGAACAAAGCATTCACGGCGATGAAGAAGTTCATCGGTGATATGGACTCTGATCCTCGTGATGGTGTGTTACAGATCTTGAAGAAAGGTGGTATGTTCAAGAATGGTCGTTTGATGCAGGAGTCAGTAGAAGAGATCACTGAGTTCTCGGATGCTCAACTGGCACAACTCAAGAAGGCATATCAAAACCTAGAAAAGATCAATGTTGCTTCACCTACCTATAAGAAGTTGAAGAAACTGATCGCAAGCATGGACGCAAAGATGCTTGAGAAGGTTGCTCGTGCGAAGGTCAAGTTTGTATCTCAGATTGCTGCAAGGGAACTCGCTGCAAAGGGTGTCAAGTTAAAAGCAAAGGACTACATGGAAGATGTCCAAGAAGCAGTAAAGGTTGGGGATAAGGTCAAGTTCAAGAAAGGCATCGACCCAAAGACTGCTAGAAGTTATGGAGACGCAATAAGGAAGTCTGGCAAGGTTGTGAAGGACTACGGTGATGGTGATGTCAAAGTAAACTTTGGTGGTAATAATGATAAGTCTGTTGATGCTAAACTATTGGTGAAAGAAGCAGTCTCTCCAGCACAACAAGCCGCTATCGCTATCTCAAAGAAAGAGAAGATGAAAGAGGATGACTTTGAACCACACATGATGTATGATCCTAAGACGGGTAAGGCCTACAAAGCAGAGAAACCCGAAGATCATGAACGCATGAAGAAGATGGGTTACACCCACGAGAAACCAGAAATCAAAGA